CTGAATCCTATATCCATTTGTACTACTTCATTAATATTTTTTTGCCACCAATTCATTATAGGAAACATTTTTAAATTAGTCGTGCAATATCTTGTCATAATATTAGGCAACATTCCACCTTTTGTTTTAACTACTTCATCAAATGTATCACCACTTATCCAATCTATTTTTTTACCTGTAAATTGTTCTAATTCTAAAACTATTTTAATTATAGCATCTTGTTCTAAAGTACCTATAAATTCTTTACCTATTTTATCAGATACAATTTGTCTTATTTTTTTGTCAGGATATAAACAATCTACATCATTTGTTCTAACTAAACTAAAAACTGCATAATCACTTGGATAATTAGCTAATATATAAGCACTTGATTTGCCACCAGATATAGATACAATTTTTTTCATAATTGATTGTTTAAATATTTACTAATTACTATTAATGTTTCGTCTAATCCATTACATATTTCTGCAGCATATCCTCTTTTGTGTAACTCATCACGCCAATAAAGTTGTTCTTTTGTTGCTTTATTATATCCTGTCTTTAGTTCTATTGCAAGTCCACAATATATACCTCTTGGCTCATATATAAACAAATCAGGAAAGCCTTTTTTATAGCCAGACTTTTTTGCTTTTATTCTTTGTGACATATGCACCTGGTATTGTCCACCCATTGAACCACAATATAATATGCCTTGCAGATCTAAGTATTTACATACTGCTTTTTGTAACTCGTATTCTTTCATCTGTAAAATTTATATATTATATATGATATAATTGGTGTTGTCATTAGTATTGTGAATATATTTATGTGAGGCTCACCACATAAACCTAGAATGTGTTTTATAAATTCAATCATACTTTATTTTTTTTCGCCACATTGTGCCTGCAGTTGGTGAATATACTGTTTCAAAACCTAACTCTTTTAAGTGTTTTGTGTATTCTTGTTGTCCTTTAGCATCTAGCTTTTTAAATGTGTATTCGTCAAAATATTCAGGAAACTTAGATTTATTAGCAGAATTAAAATTATTAGATGCCCACCTTTTTAGTCTTAGGTTTATGTCAAATGTTTTTTGCAACTCTGCTCTAAATTTAGTGCCTGATTTATTTTTTTCTGTCCAATAGTTAAAAAAGTCATCTTTATCTTTTTTACTAATATCTTTAATTGTGTGTATTGCGTTTTTAAACGCATGTATTCTTTCTTCTATACTTTTACTTTTATTTACTATACTCTTATTTACTTTACTAGCATTGCCTTCGCTATGCGATTGCATTTTTTTTGCATTAGACCACCTTTTTTTTGCGTTTAAACTTGCTTTGCTAGACTTACTATTTATTTCTTCTATGTGTTCAAATAAACGCTTAGAATAAAAACAATTATCCTCTATAACAAATAGATCAAAATTTTCTATAACTGCTTTTAGTTTATCTGTGTCGCATTGCAAACCAAATGCAAGTGTGTCATAATCATCTATGCACATTTTATTTTCTTCGCTAAATAGTAGTTCTAATATTGCAAAGTATATTCCG